TATAAATATAGTCATTGGCTCATCTGCAGAACGGGTCTGGAGCTCGTAGTATGTGCACTTTCTCATCTTACACCCATTGCATAGCCACTTGTCGGTCGCACGGGAGAAATCACCCTCTAACTGAATCCTCTCTCTCTTCGCCTGATCATCTACCAGGGTTTTCCAGTTCTCAGGAAAGAGCTCATAATAATTTTTAGATGTCAACTCTCCAAGTGTTACCTCCTTATTCACCAGCCTCGTCCATAGAGAATTATTTTTCACATAGCTTGTGGGATCGAGATTACCTACAACCCGCCGTGTAACTGCCGAATATATGTCACAAAATGCCGGATAGGACCAATTTTTCCGAATATCCTCTGCCTCTGCAATGCGCAGAGATGCGTGAAAGATACTGGTCTCAAGAGCCGCCGTGTCGTCCTCCGATAAAGATCCCTCGAACCTTCCCCGGATCACACCAAGCATCTTTGTCCGAACAGGAGAAGGCGAGTCTGGCGAAAGTTCAGTCAAATCTGCCACCGTGGCGGTAGCCACTGACTTGCGTACTCGTGTTGCTCGAATAGGCTTCTCCTCTGGCTCTGGTGCTACTTCCTCCTCTTCCTCCTCTGGCTCAATTCTCACCTCTCCCTCCTCATCCTCCTGATCAACCTCCTCGATCACTTCCTCCCCACTACTCTCCTCTTCCTCCTCTTCATCGCCCTCAAGAAGAGTTGTATACAGGGTCTCATATTCTGCGGTTTTCAGAGGAATGGGAGTAAGATACGATGCTGGGTCTTCCGATGCAAGAACCAAAATATCTCCGTAAAAGGTCATTCCTTCCAGGGGAGGTGGCAGGTGATGCTGATTCTCGGTAGAATCCACTCCCTCCACATATCCAAAGAGGAAGAGAGACTTTTGCTTACATGGATACGTTCCCAGCAAAGAAGGTGGCTCTTTCTTCTTTAGAACACGCATCATTTCAGCTGTCTGTACCGACTTCAGCTTTCCCTGGCGAATATCTCCCGATTGTCCGAGGAGAACCACTTGTATCTCAGTAGCGGGGGGCATCTCGTATGGACTCGGTGTTTGCTTAAACTCGAGATTCAACTTTTACTTAACGCAGATGCAGATGCAGAAGAAACAGCAACAGCGCATCTGGTCTACCATGGGAGCTGTATCGCCTCTCACTCCGTTATACATATGGGACGCTGGATGTGAATTTTGGGAAATGTATGAGGGAGGGGAAATCCGTCACTTTCGTGTAATTGATAGAATATTCCTGAATAAGGAAATGACGCGAATGAAGGAGATTCTTGAGTGCTTGGAGGAATCGACCATTCCTCGCGAGATCTATGCGAAACATGCCAGAAGAGAGATGAAGTGGCATATAGAAAGGGAATGCATCGCTGAGAATACTGACTGTCCTGCTGTATGGGAGTTAACGCCTCTTGCCCCCTGGATACCCTCAAATGTTCTTCTTCCTGCGATTTGTCAGTAGGTTAATTGTTATCTTAATCAGATGAGTGGTAGATTGTATGTTTCTATTGCGGTTGTCCTTTTACTATACTTAGCTTATTGCTGGTATATGTACGATCCTGCATTTGCCTTACGTACCTCGACAGCAGAATCAGTGGAACGCCGTGTTCCTGTAGAATCCCCGCGCCCACCCGCCACTGCCGATATGGAGAAGGATGTGGAAGGGATGAAGACTCCTCCTATGCAACCCCTTTTACAACCGCAAAAGGGAGTTCGTATATCAAAGGAGGAGACACCTTTCGATAAGGAAGAAAATACCTATGAGTCTGCTCAGATCCCCGAACGCCTTCGTCATCCCGAGCGTTCCTTTAGCCCCGGCTTTATCAATGATGAAACGTCCACGGCAGTTGCCTCTGGCGTGGCAAGTTATTCCGCAGGAGTAACACGCAAGGCCGAGCAGACCTTTGGTCCTGAGTTTGTGCAAAATGGGGGGCAGTTTATGGAAGGAGGTATTACCGCGAATGATGATAGTCTTGCCGTCAGCTATTCTGGATTTTAGTTCCGAGGTATAAAGCCGTGCTGACATATAGTATAGATGGACGTGAGCATTCGATCAAGTGCTCCGAAGGCAATTAGTGTGCGATTTATAAAAACAGAACCGGCTCTCCACGACGCGACACAACGATTCGTGGAGAGCCATATGCGTGACGTGCGTGTGAGCCAGTTTGCAGACTTGACCCATGCATCTACCCTTTTGCAGAAGGGTACATGGTATTGGTTACAGGGGGGGAGGGGAGGATTTCTCGTCATGATGCCCAAGAGTTCTGTAGTATGGCTCGATGAGCAAGGGAAGGTATCATACAGGATAAACATGCGGGTGGACAAGGAATGGTCTGAGCGAGGGAGTGTGTTTTTGGCATCTCTGAATATGAGTGATGGAATCCTTCGGTTGGAAGATCTCCGTTTTGCGGCTGGAAAGTCTGTCGAGGGAGATGTGTTTTCGAAGCGATGGGAGATGCTTCTCGACTTTTATCGTAATTCCTATATGTGTGATTCCCTTTTACAGGGGGGGCTTACGATCGAGCCGGCTACCTATACTACTCTCGATTCGGCAAAGGAATGGGATCAGAATACACCGATGTATATGATCGCTCAAGGGGAGACCTATAAAAAACGAATTCGAGTTCAGATTCGTGATAAGGACAGAACTCCAGTTGTCGAGCGAGTATATCCTCCAACGAGAGAGCCGTCGCAGCTCGTAAAACAGAAGGCGCTTGTAAAACAGAAGGCGCATGCAGCTGTTGCAGTTCCTACGCCTCCAATCGAAGAAAAGATGGAGGCGTATGTAATACCGTCAAAGGATTTCCCCGATACCTATGTGTTATTTGTAAAAGGAGAGAACAAGGGGTTTGCTGCGGTACAGGGACTGGGCCTGAGCCGGTCATTGAAGGAGGCAAGTAAGACGAGTGAAAAAATACCAGTATCTGTCACATGGAATGCTGAATTTTCATCTCATGAGATTGTTTCTATTCTATAAATAGAACAATGGTTAGATCTACGCGTAGACTGCGTACTCTTCGTGGTGGAGGTACATCTTCCTGGGCCTTTGATCCTTCGACTACTGGGCGTGAAATGAATAATCCGATGGCGTGGTCGAGAAGTGGCTGCGGTGGATCTGTAACATATGCGCCTCCTCCTATGGGCGGCGGTCTTCCTGGACTGAGCACTGGACAGGGCGTGTCTCTGCAAAAGGGAGGTGGTGGCGGAACACACTACGGATTTTTACCTGGTGGTGGCCTCGCGGGAGGGAATGCATCTATTCCTACCAATTGTGCGTTACCCCGATCCGGCGCAGATGGATCGTTCAATGTTCCTATCGATAGATCTCCTCTTGCAACCATGGCTGGGGGGCGTAGGAGAAAGCAGAAGTCCAGACAACAGAAGTCCAGACAGCAGAAGTCCAGGCAGCAGAAGTCCAGGCAGCAGAAGTCCAGACAGCAGAAGTCAAGGAAGCAGAAGCAGAGACGCTAATCCTCGAACATGTATTTACTTGATATAGATACCTCTTCTTTTTGCACCTGTTGCACCTTCGCAGCTATTGTCGGCCCAGCAGATGGAAGAGCATAGTCACCAACCACATCCTGAATCTTATATGCACATTTTCTATAATATGCCTTACGCTTTCCCCACTGACCCTGATACACCCCATGTGCATCTACCAGATCAATAATTAATGGCGGTATGTCACGAGCATCCTTCTGTGTTCGTAAAATACGACCCGTACTCTGCTCCACCTTCTTCCTCGGGCTAACCATAATCATAGTATTTAATGTCTTCACATTCATCGCCTCTGAAGCCATCGCATACGTTCCCAGCAACACCCGCGCCGTGGCTGCCCCATTTTGCCGAGTCTCACTATCCATTCCTCCAATATAGTAACTTGACGACGTTCCCGGGGGAAGGTTGGCATTAATTCGATGTAAATGCTCTTTTCTATCACTTAACACCAGTATTTTACGACGCGGCTCTTCAAGAACCTTTCGCAAAATACCATCGATAAGCAGGTTTCTCTCTTCACATGCGACCACATGAGTTAAGAGGGTTGGAAGAACTGGATCTCCCCGAGCATCCACTGGTACTTCCGCATAGGCCGGATCATCCGATGAAAATCCTACCCGCTGCACAATAACATCAGGATCAGCCTCGCGCATTTTCTCCCAATATACCGGTTTCCCAATAAACCACTCAAATACCTTCGTCAAGCCATCATCCCGAATGGGAGTAGCACTAAGACCTAACATCCACTTGGTTTGCACCTTCAGAAGCGCCCGAGAAAAGTGCTCCGCCCCTAAATGGTGACACTCATCAAAGATAGTCAGACCGAAACTCTGGAATTCGTCGTGACCGAACTCTCGCTGCGAAAGCGTCTGAATCATAGCAATACAGCAATCATATCTTACTGGCGGCTCTTCCGGAACAACCGCACGTAACCTCTCAAGAAGCACTGCCCGCGTCCCTGTAACAGGTAAACCCGCCTTTTTCAGAGCCACCTTCAATTCATCTATGGTTAGCGCCTTTCGTTCCACTTCACCTATTTGCTTTATATCCTTCTGTAAAATTCCAACACGCAGCCCAGGAAGAAGTGACTTCAGTTCCCCCATCCACTGATCAAGGAGAAATTCCTTGTCGACAATGATCATGAACTTGTGTCCCAGTTTAGCGGCGATCATAATCGCCATAAATGTCTTTCCTCTTCCGCAAGGAACACAGATCAATCCATTCCCCGCAGCCACAAAGGTCTCAACAATCTGCTTCTGGTAGTCGTACGGCGTTCCCGTAAAGACAAGGTCGGACCGCAGGGGTTCACCCGAAGTTAGCGTTGTCTTCGTGGCAGGACCAAATACCTCTGTAGCCCACACACGGGGAAGATAGTATTGTGTAAGAGATTCGGCAAATATGCGAAACGTGGGAGGAGAACCAAAACGTTTTGCCTGCATAGGAACTGCAGGCGCAACATTTAATTCCTTCATAATCTTCGATACCTTGTCTGCAGAAAGTCCCTCTTTAGCAATCGCGTATCCTCTCCGAGTTAACATAGTGGACTTGTTTTTCGAGCAGCAAACTACATCAAATTTAACACCGTAGATCAGATGGATCAGACTGCCTTGACTACTGTATCTCTTATAGCAATTATTGGAGCTCCCTTGTTAGGATCTGCAAGTGATCTCGCCTCGAATACAATGGTCCGTCTTGCCCTCCTCATGTATCTCGTATATTCAATTTATGTTTCCGAACTCACAGGTCTTCTTGGACTACTCGCCGTTGTTTCAGTAATATCAGAGAGGAATTACCGAATAATCACAGGAATCCCTTCTCGCGCCGTTATCCCCATGAAAAAAGATTCCCTCTTCGAAAACGCAGAAGCACATGCCATTCCTACACCACACGGAATGGTAGAAGAGACTGAATTTAACGATAGTAATCCACGCCTAAATCCTGCCCCCACAGGAGCTCGTTCAGCAAAGTTTTTTATCGATAAACAGCTGGCTGTTTAAATATAGTCTGTGAAAACTCACTATACATGATAGATACGAAAGATAAACATAAAAATACATGTATAGTGTTTGTATGTAACAAGGCATACTTTGACAAGTTTAACTATACATGCAATCAATTGGTTTTTAACGGAAAATACGATGGGCCTATATGTTTAGTCATTGGTGATGATCTATATAATGATCCCCTATTAGTTTCTCCCCTCATACATGATAATAATATTATAGTTAAATATTTTCCAACTATTACATTTTCAGATGCATTTTTAGAAATAAATACTAAGATAGTTAGCGATGGAAGAAATATAACTAAACCCTTTCAATGGCATAAACTTCATTTATTCAGTACATTCTTTAAGCAGTGGGAGTATATTTTCTATTTAGATTGTGGAATGACTATTTACAGGGATATTTCACCTATCCTTGATGAAGTTACTGAACATACACTATTAGCTCATTCCGATGCATATCCCACATATGAATGGAAATTACACACGCAATTTTGTAAGCGCAATGAAGGAATCTATAGAAAACTTGCTACTACATATAATGTAAATATCGATTACTTCCAAACAGGAATTCTATTATTTCATACCGAAATAGTAACCGATACTACATTTAGTGAATTGTTGACTTTAGCACAAGAGTATCCCATTAGTAATACAAATGAACAAGGTATACTGGCACTATACTTTACAAATATAAAGCCGTTATTTAAACAGATAAAGACTCACAATGAGTATACATATTTCTATGATTCTATCTCGAGAAACCACAGAAATAAGTATATTATGGTAAAGAATTGTTAGGTGATTTATACAGTCGTCTTAATTGAGACACACATTAGCTGGTGTGCACTAAGATCCTTCCACTCTATTTTAACGGTTATAGAACCAGATAAGCTGCCATCAAAGGGAAATGATGACACCGTATGTAGAGTTCCAGCCGCGATAGGGCATCCAGCCGGCACAACCGCGCAGAGATCCTCTGTGGTGGGTGACAGAGGAATAAAGTTATAGGTTATGGAATATGTTGCAGTTCCACCTGTAACAGGAGCAGGCACATTCATAAAAAGGTCGAGTGTCGAGTTCTGGCCCTTTATGGGGGGATCAGGTCCGAATGAGAATGAGGTGATCTTAAAGAGGGAGGTAGACTTTGAGCAATCCGTTACAGAGGCATTTGCACTTAGTAATAGTGATAGGATTGCTAAGAACATCTATATGGTTATACGCCAAAAGGTTTAGCCCTTGATCGTTTATAATACAGATACGGCCTTGAGTTCTGTATCGCTCATTGATTTTATTATCTTTGTTCGTTCGAGAATACTGCAAAAGGAGTTTTTCTTGTCATCTGACCATGTTTCCGAGCTATCCAGATTATAGCTTGAGGCGGCATACATCTCTGGGTAAAGATTCTTGATGGAATCGATCCAGGAGCGATAGCTCTGGAGTTCTGTGCAGGTATATCTTACTGACTCGGGCGAGAAGATGTCAGTTGTTACATACTTTGCTTGGACAATTTGACCACTATAGTTTACTATAGGGGGAATAAAGCTATAGGTTTGTGTGAGATCGGCGGTTAGATTTTTGAATTCACGCCCGTCGCCATTTGTGTGTCTAACTACCAACCTATATGAACTTATACGACTGTTGCAGCAATCGGAACGATTATATATTGTTACAGATGATATTACTACTGGCGTAGGAAAGAGTAATTCAAACCATTCACCGCCGCCATTTTTACTATGGTAAATCGATGGGTAGGGTCTCGGACCTTCGTATCCATCCACTGCTGTTTCTTTCTTCGTTCCGTAATCTTCGGTACTCGCAAATACCATGGCGGACTTTGTAATATTTACACCATTAATATCACGTACGACAATCTGAGATATATTAATTGTTTGATCACCAATTTGGCTTAAAAATACATACTTAACTGGCAAATTTAGACGAGGTTGAACACGCACTGGGCCTTGCTTTGCCAGATTTGCAACAACTGTTCTTGCTCGTTCCCATTTGTTATTTTCAGCAGTTTGCTTTACAATTTCCTGCGCCTGTGCCTTTTCTGCTTCGGCATTCTCGTTCACCGTTTTACTTCCCTTTTTTACCGACTCTATCTGACTAAACGTGCACTGGACTAAGGGACTTCCGTGGCTGTTTGCCTGTAAGGCAGTTGTTACCCCTGCTACACCCGTGGAAAAACAGCGGGCCGATTGCAGACGCTTTATATTCGTACAACTATCGAGCTTCTCAAGATCGTCCTTTTGACGTGTATAAATTGTACAGTGCGAGTCTGTCATGGATGCCGGGGATTTACCATCAGCAGTCCTTGCACCGGCGCTACATCCACGTACAGACTTATCGACATTATTAGAATAGTTTATGTGTTGAAAGTAGTTTGGCATAGTAGCAGGACAACGAGTCTTTGCCTTTGACTGTAAGAGGGCCAGGTAGTACTGGCTACATGAAGAGGGATCACTGCGCGATACAGACAGAGAACATTTTTTTACATCTGAATCATAACACCATGTCTGAGTTGTCCCTGCGGCATTCAGTGCTTTCATTGGCGTTGATTCATCTATTTCAGATGGAGGACAAGAGGTCAAACTTATATCAGTTGTCGTTTGAAATCCTTCGATTGTAGTATCACGAAAACTTTCATAAATACTCCAACCGTAGGAGAAGAAGAAAGCTATGTATACTAAAAGAAGTAATACAATTAGCCAACTAAGACTTAGTCTCATCTATAGTATAGTTTGATTTGGGTTATGCATTTACACGCCCTTTAAAATATCGTGCCCCTCCTTGTTGATTTGCAACTAATCGAGCTGGTGCTGGTGCTGGTGCTGGTGCTCGAGCAGCGAGAGGTGCAGGTGCAGGTGCAGGTACAGGTGCAGGGGCACGAGCAGCGAGAGGTGCAGGTACAGGTGCAGGTACAGGTGCAGGTGCACGAGCAGCATTTACAGCGGCATTAATGGCATTAACAGAAGCAACAGCAGCAACGGTAGCAGGGACAGGCCTACTCGACCGAAAGGTGTAGACTACCAGTCCTATCATAATCAAAAGTGCAACTGTAAACAGTATTGCAAAAATAATTATAAACTTATAATTGGTCGATGAGTTCGGCAAAGAAATTGGTGTAGCCAGTGGATTTTCCTCCAACTGTGTAACATCTATCGGCATTGCCGTTGTCTCGTCTACTCGTATATCTCCATTCGCATCGACCTGGGTCGCCAAATCAATCGGATAACATTTTACAGAATTTAATAGTCTCCCCGCGCTTCCATTACTACACGAATTTGCAAATCCTTCCTTTGTATCTGATAATCGCAGCTGAGAGAGTTCCCTCGTCGGAATAGAATAGAAGGTCGGCATAGGATATTTACTCGAGGAATTCGCCAACATATACACATCTGGACTGACCTGCAGAGGAAATCGTGGGCTGGCAAGATTAAATCTTTCTTTCATCACATAGTTAAATACATCGTTAAAGGACGGTAAATCATTCTTCGCAAGGCTGGCATACTTTAACACATACTGGGGGGTATTAAAGAGACACAGAGTATACTTTCCTGCGAATTTTGATATCTGCGTCACCTTAGCAAGAGGTTCTGTGGCCGTTTGATTATAGTTCATAATAAATGTATATCGATCAAATTCTGCTGTTACAGATTGTTTAAAGTGAAAGAGCTGATTCATGGAAAACGAATCCTTTGACACAGAAGAAGGATCTAACCAGCATCTTAGAAGAGGATTTACATCCGATGGCTGTATCGATGAAGATGTCACAAGAGGGATTTGTATGTGATAAATGTCATTATTATGTGTAAATACCATCGATACCACATGTGCGACCGTATTTTTCTCCGATGTTGTGGCGAGATCATTTGTATGAATTGCCGAAAAGGCAAACTCATATCGAGGAGAGGCAGTATCTACCATATCAACAAGTGTTGTTCCTGCACAGTAGTCGCTATAGATAATATTCTTTGTATTTATTTGACTGATATCATAGTCTGTTGGCACGGTAGAATACAAGGGAGTGTCCTTGTTTTTCTTGTACAAAATACTTGTTCTCTCTGGATTCGCAGGAGGGATTCCCGTCGTAGCCCCTTGGACAAGAAAGGGGCGAAGTTTAATAGGAGTACTGCTAAATTGGGGTGTAGATGTATCAAGTGAAAATATAGTGATTGGATATAGCAAGGCCATTCTACTACTCTATGGTTCATATCTTGGCCCATCAAACCCATACAATGTTACTTTCCCCTTTTGACCCGTTAAACTGATATCGAGTTCGTCGCCGTTAGACACTTCGTGGCATCCAACACTGTCTTGACAATCTCTCTTCTTAAACTTTACAGGTACTGCCACCGGATTATAGGTGTCGGTTCTCGTGTAATAGTTAAAATAATCGCTTCTTGGGGCAACCCTTCTTCCGTATAAGGGAAGAAGTTTTCCGTCTCCACCGTCGAGAATTCCCATCTGCTGATACCTCTCAGGTGATCCGCGGGTAGCAATCTGCTCTAACCCGCCACCAGGCTGCCACTCGCGTTGCGGTCGGGGGGCTATTGTGTATCGGTCATCTGCTTTCCCTGATTGCTCGTACCTTCTTTCGCCAGGTAGGTATCTGGTTTCGCCAGGTATAACAATGACATTATTTCGGTGCGTCATGTAATACGCGCCGCAGACAATTATCACTAAAAGAATAACTTCTACTGATATTTGACTCCTCATTACTATTTGTTAGTTTTTTAATGTATCTTGGGCAGCCTTCAGTGCACCCATGGCAGAACCACCAGAGGGAGAAAACATCTGTTGAAAGGTATCCATCATATCCTTCCCCTCTGTTAACATAGGCTTGAACGACTGTAACATGTTCATTAGAGTCTTCTGTGTCTCGATCAGCTGCTTTGTATCCTGGGTCATCGCAGAGATTTGATCGGGCTTGAGAGACTTTAATGCGTTTAGGACACTCGTGCCCGCGTCAATGTGATATCCCCCCTTCTCATCCGTTGGTATTTTTCCCAGTTTAAAGAGTCCGCCGGCAGAATCCTCGAACCCATCCTTCAGTAACTCGGCAGGTTGATTTGCTGGAGGGACATTCTTCTCACTGATCTTCTTTACCGGTTCAGTAGAATCTGTAGTGGCGGGTGTAGAATTTCCCGCAAACGTTACAGGGTTATTCCCTACAGATTCAACATCCTTGACAGAAGAATCCACAGTTCCCGTTACAGGGACTTCTGGGAGAGGAAGAGAGACAGATGGTTCTGCGTCTCCATCTCCAGCAGCAACAGGAACATCGGCAAATCCCTCCATCCCAGACTTGACAACCATCGGTAAAACGAGACTCGCGATTAACACCCCTATTACACTATACTCAAGCGTGCCTGTTACACCATATAACACTGCCCCCAGAAGAAGAGATACTCCGTACTCTACCACCGGTAAACGAAACATCCCATATACCACATATACCACCAGAAGTAGCATAGAGACACGTCTGGTTTGTTCGTTACATTTGACCTTCATTCTAATCTTATAAGGAAAGAAGAGGAGCTATAACTCGCTGTAAGATCCAAAAGCATGCGCCAAGGATAAGTGATACAATGCCCAGGCCCAAGAGAGAGTATTCACCCGTCTGCTTAATAATACTTGGAATATAGTGAGAAATCACAATGCGAATAGGAGGGAGAGAAAAGAGAAAAAAGAGAATGCTTGCCATAAAGGGGATCTTAAACTCCTCCGCTAAGACAGAAGATAACCAAGAAAGTCCCTTTTGCGGGGGCTGCGCCTGCATCTGCATCTGCATCTGCTGAGATCCGGGCATTTGTCCAATAGGCATTGCATAACCCATTTCGGGAGAGCGCGAACCAGCAACTGCGGCGGCGAAATCAGCCGGAGAGGGGTGCTGATTCCCTATCATATGAGATGTAGGAATACTACTATCCATTGTCATGTGGCTGTTTCCAGATCCCATCATCTGATCCTGCTGAGAAGACAGATGCGGCATGGGAGGAGGAGCAGAACGAGCCCCAGAAGGTGCACTCGGAGCGTTCATGTCGGATAGAATTCTCTGCACAAGGTCATTGTCTCCACCACCGGAGGTCGAATCTAAATCTTGGAGAAGCGTTCCTGCAGCAGCCATTCGAGTTCTAAAGAATATGGTGTCATCTTCTTCCCTTGTTATACGCGCCCCTTCCACGGCACAAAGGCCTCAATAGAACCCGAGGCAGGACATGTCACTATTTCAGACTTAAACTGATAACATTTACTCCCCAACTTAAATGTATTCTTTTTCATCTCGTCAATCGACGGGGCTTTCTTGATAAAGCATTCGTCTCCCTTGCACAGAGGGATTGTTAAAGACATTATAGCAAATCCAACAACAGCACTGAAGATAATATCAAACTTTGATGTCTTCAGTACAGCGAACATATCTGATTGTCGATCCTATTTTTTCGCAGAACACGACAAGGCGAGTGTGAATAATCTGCCGTGTCTAACAGAATGACTAACTGGTACGATATTGGTTATTGGCACTTTAAACTCGTGCCCCTCCTTGCTGGACTCGCGGCCGGTGCTTTCGTTGCACATTTCTATAAACCAGAGAAACAGATAATACATCAGTATCCTCACCCCTCCGATGCCCCCTCTAAGGTATTTAAAGATCATAATGGAATATGTTACACATATACCAGCCATGAAGTAAACTGTGATGCCAATGAAGGTACATTAAAGGACTATCCTGTGCAGGGATAGGGATTATCATTTACGTCTGTAATATCCCATCAATACCTTGCTTCTTTGCTTCTTAACGTCTTCTATAGTTCTACCGGATTCTACTACCGCTCCTCCCTGTTGTACGGCTTCTGCCTCCACGGGGAGACTCTTGCGCGCTTCTTCCCACGCCTTTCCTAATAGGTTGAGAGCCCCGTTCCATCGTGAAGAATTTGTCACAGAGGCCTCGTCATCTTGCGATAGCCCAACGCCAAGTATCTTATCCATAGGCTCGGCGTAAATTAGAGTATCCGTGCCCGTTTTGCGTAACAAAGGATCATAGCGCGCGTCCTGTAACACTACCGACTTTACAATATCCTTTAGCAATTGAAAGGGTGCTTCTACATCCTTAGCATCCTTACCTACAATACGCATCCCAATACTTCGTATAGACTTGGGATTTATTGTTTTCAGAAGTAATGGTCTTACATCTGCGCGTCCAGCAAGAGTAACACGTTCCACATGATATGCCTGTAAAATACTTGTATACTTGGTTGTGTTAAAGACAAATTCCAGGGGAGTCTCGGGAGACAGAAGACCGAATTCCGGATCATCGGGGCGCGCGAAAACAACAAAGGTTTGTTCCGTAGTTTCCACTTCTTCGGCGGCCGGCTGTAGCTGCAGTTGCGGCTTTTCCTTGCGGGGACGAACCTCTTGTTCGAAGGTATATGGTCTCCCGATAAGAGTCATAACATTATACCCCAGCTTCAGATCCTTCTGTTTCTCATCGACAACGGCTGTCTCGTGCATCTGTACCATCTTAATTGTAGGATTTTTCAGAACTCTTCCCCATCGTAGGGGAGATCTCAGACTTGTTCTCCTTGAATCGAGGGCAAGAAGTTCCTTCTGAAGACGAATTGCATCTGAAAAATCCCCGGAACTCTTCCACTCTTCCATGGAAGTCGATAACTGTTTACAAAGTTCATCGTATTCTTGCTCGACTTGGCGTATTTCTTCTTCCCTCTTGCGATCTACTTCTCCTCTTTCTTCTGGAGTGGCCACACTGTAAAAGGGAAGCTCAATCACCTTGGAATCGTCTCCTCCAAGAGATGGAACACGTAAATCCCCTTCGGCAGTAAATTGAAATCGGGAAACGTCGTCCGCACGAGCCTTAAAAAAGCTTGCGCTATCGGTAGGTTTAATTTCTCGGGGCGCACGGGGTTTCTTTACCCGTTTTGCCACAACTTCTTCTTTAGCCTCGGCATCGGGTTCAGCCTCGGCCTCAGGTTCAGCCTCGGCATCGGGTTCAGCCTCAGGTTCAGCCTCGGGTTCGACATCGGTTTCTGGCTTTTTCTCGTCATCTGCAACAGGAGGAACTACGTTTGAAGATGCTGGGAATAATGTTGTCAAAAAGCTTGCTTGCCCGGGTTCCATCTCTCTACTTTCAACCTAAGATATCCTTAGAATGACACCGCCATCCACTAAGATTTCAAGGCCAACAGAAATAAATAAATTCGTTACTTCCGTTCTTTTTGCAGGAATAGTCGCAACTCTTTCCTATTTCCTCTTTTATTGGGTACATCGCAGTACATTCATAGTGCCCGGATTACTTACTCTCTCTACATTCGTCATATCCTTCGTCTTCACTGCCGTATTCCAACTTCTTCGGTGTCCATTTAACCCCGTTGCAATATCCATCGCAAGTGGAGGCATCACTGGATTTGTTCTTCTCTTTATTACCCTTCTGTCCATCCCATTTACTGGAAACACCTTGTCCTGGGTCGTTGAAAGCGCCTTTCCCTATATACCATCACCCGACGTCCCCGTGAAAGAAGTAGGCGTAGAAGTCTTCGATCCAACCGTATATACCGATAAGGATAAACATGTATTTTCTCATGCATATGCTTATTGGATGTTCTGGGCAGCACTCCTCCCCATGTATACTACACTCGGATTAGTTGGCGCGTGTTAAACTGGTGCTTCTTCGCCTAAATACACATACTTCGGAACACCCGATATACGTGATGCCTTATTATTTAATACATAATATCCCTTGGGAAGCTCACTGGGAGGATTTATGGCTATATCATCCTTATACAGAACAACCACCAGAAAATAGGAGATAAGAGCCCAGACAATGCAAAAGAACCAAAATGGACAGAGGGTGTATTCGTCACCCTTCTCAATCCCAAATTCCTTCCAGAGTCCATCCGGAGTAAACATATATGACGGACGAATCGCAAGTACCACAGCCACTCCTATTAAATATACAATACCTGCTATGAGGAATGCCCACATCTATCCTATACCTAAAAATATGTTGAGTCTATCTCTACCCAAACCACTATAGAAACTGTGTACCCTCCTAAAGAGACGAATAAGTGCCAAACTACCAGCTAATAGTCATCCTCTGGTATTTGCGCATGATCATATCCTTCCTCTGCCCCCAGCTCGATCGTCTCAATAAATCCACCCTCCATACGCTCCCTCTCTTCCACCAGAAAACGATCCGAGTTGTATTTTCTAATATCCTTATCTTTGACCGCCCACTTCCCAATTCCAAGCTGCTTATTCATGAGTTCCACCTTCTTCTTTTCCGCCGTCATTCCCGCCAGAGAACCAATAAACAACTGCTTCTCCTGCTCTACACGTTCTTCCAACCGAGTGCGAATTTCTTGCTCGTTTGGCACACGACTTCCCGACGTATATTTAAAGAGTGCCTTGTCAATACTTCGGTATAAACGATCGATAGGCACAGACCCAGAGGAAACATTCGGATTAATATAATTGTATACAAACCCCATAATACACCCACGAAGAATATACTGACTCATCGTCGCCCCGCCACGCAGAAAAATCGGGCGAACCTTGGGAAATACCGTTCCACATGCATATGCCAGACCACGTACCAGATTCTGCACCTTCTCTAAAAACGCCCCCTCGGGAGGATCTTCCATAAGAGGGGCGAGATGACCCCCCATTCCCTTCACAAGTATTGCATCTTCGGCAGGTTTACCCAGCGCATACGAATTCAATATAGTAAAACTATCCTGATTAATTCCCGAAATCCACCGCTGAAACGGAACAATCAGATATGTCCGCACAAACTCACACGTCTGCGCAACCGTGCCCTTCGTCATCGATAAGAGAGCAGCCCGAGCCCCGGAACTCAGCCGTTTAGCAATCTCTTCCTCAAGTTCCAGAATACGTGTCACAAAGGGTTCAGCAGCAGTGACAATCTGCATTTCCGAATAAGAATCTCCGAGCTCACCCAACGCCTTGTCAGCGGCCAGAAGCATCTTGCCCCATTCCGCGAAAGGAGGGTTCTCCATAGCCGCAATATCTGCCATCGTACGTTCTATCCCATTAATCTGCTTAGGACGAGGCGTTTCCATGCGAGCGAGACGGTGAGATGTGAGAAGAAGATCCGAAAAGGCGTCCGAACCGATATCAACTCCCTGCTGCTCGAGAGTGGCCTTTTTCTTCGCTCTCGCCTTTTCTTCTTCTGCCCTCTGAGCCTCTGGCTTAGATTCAAAGACAGAGGGAAGATTCGGATTTTCGTCAAAGGTTACCCCGCAGCGCAGACACGAGAGTCCAAGTCCGAGTTCGTGAGGAAGACCCTTCCTCGGTCCGCTGTAACAGACATCCAAGAACAACTTATAAAAGTTCTGTTCCTCCACTCTCCCTGCAATACGCTGCTTCGGCGTGAAGATATTTTTTGTTGTAAGGGTCTTTGTCCGTATAGATCTCTCCTCAAATACCTTCGTCGCGAGAGGCGGCATCGACTTTCCTTCCCAAAATTCATTCGGTCGGAGAATGGAATGTAAACACGACGTTGTCTGCGAGAGAATTGAGCCATCGCGTAAATTTGTATTTTCTTTCACTATCGCATGGGCCTGGCGAATCCATGCCGTCGCCTTAAACTGAGGAGCAGCACCGTCCGCCGAAATCGGGGCAGCCGCCGCCTCTGCCGTAACCACAAACGGCTCGGGGCGAAAAGAAGAAGCAAAGGTATCCCGCTTAACCCCTGTAACTGTGCCAAAGGTTCTCTTCAGATATTCCCGCTTCCTCTTCAACGCTCCCTGATAAAACGGTTTTGTCTCTACGAATTCCTCAATCAGTTTTACCACAATAGGCTGTAATACCTCCCGGCGCTTCGAGAGGTCAGAGGTTTTCTGGAGAGAAGATAAATTCCACGGTTCAACCTTCTCCTGAATTCCCGCCACAATCAGAGAAACGCATTGCACTCCCGCCATCGTATCGTCGCCCGAAAGAGGAAATCCCATAAATCCATCCTTACACTCGGCACGAGAATAGTAGACAATATAATCAGGCATTCTGCATTGAATATTTAACAGGATAATGGCAGTTACTGCGGCAACGTAGCGAATATTATAGTAAATATCGTAATCTTGGCGAACCTTCTTTGCCCGTAAAAGTTCCGCGTAATCCTCTCGCGAACTGAGAGAAAGTAAATATTGGCTGAGTTGTTCCATCATTGAACGGAAATCCGCGGGTTCGGGATTGATTCCCAGGCGATCCGTTACCGTCTTCAGTACTCTGTACATCTTTTGTTCCGATTCACTCATTCCTGATTCTACGTCCTCAACCGCCTCGCCAAGAAGTTCGTCTGCTTCGTCTCCTTCTTCTTGATCTTCCATAACCGCGCGACCCATAAGTGGATGCCCCTGATCGTCGAATTCCAGCGTCGTATCAAATTCGAGATCGCTAATTCCTTGCCCACATCCCTTGCAAATATACTGTCCAGAAAACTGACCACCAGAATAGTTCAGAAGAAGTTCCTTGTGTAAGACATCTTTTTCCTTTGGCCGTAGGTATTCCTGGACGAGAATGAGTTCGTGAACGCAAATTAAATGCTGTTTGCACGTTCTACAGTTAATCCAACTATCCACGGTTTCTCCGCGAAATTCTCCAAGAAGAGAAATATACTTTTTCATCTTCTCCACAGGATGCTCGGTTTTCCGTATAGCAAATAAATGTTTCATATGGGGGCATCGGTTTTCCGTTGGCGCATCTCCTCTGGCCTGGGCAACTACCGTGGTAAGATATGCGAGATGGATCGCCTTGAGAATCGTTTCTCTCACGTGCGTATGGCGGAACTTGGCGACTACTGTCGGATTTTCACCCAGAGTGGCGAGAAGAAAATCGGGAAATTTCCCGTATATATTGGTAAACCACATCGTGTCGATTTGAGAAAGATCCTTTCCAACCTTTTCGTCGAGATCCTTTAGTAAGAGTTGAAAACTCGGTTCGTTTGCAACACGGGTATGCAGACGGCCATTTCGGTCTGCAGGAATAAGATCGTTGCGTGTAAAACGGAGATTCGCCAGCGCGGCGCGATTTTCCTCTCTCTTTTTCGAAATGAATAAACGAAACGCGGCAATTCCCTGCTGAATTTTAAAATTAATAACCGCCTGCTGTTCCTTGGTGAATTCGAGCGTAGTCAGAGAATATCCGATCAATTCTTCGTAAATATCACCCGGTCCAAATAAGATATAATCCTGGAGATCCAGCCAGGTTTCCAGTAAAATCGTTCCCTGGATATTTCCTTCCGTACCAACACTGAGAATCTTTTGCGATGTTGGGTTTATTTCTGGAGTTCCGAGAGATGCCAAAAGGGCCTTGATCGGAGATGGATGTTTCATTCCATAGCTAACATCCCTCGAGAGGAGACCACTGCGAATCGGGCCAAAATCTCTTCCTACCTTGCGGGGGAAGATAAGAGTATTTGTATATGTTGGTGCATCTCCAGATTCGACGATCCGTACTGATCCGTCGTGTAGGGCCGTAGTAGGCTTGACCAAGCGGAGAAGGGAAAAGGGGATTTTCACCAGAGGGGGTTTCTTTTTTCCGTCAAATTTACCTCTTGCCGTTACGGCGGCTTTTTTCTTTTCAAAGATCGGCATCTCGCTGCGAAAGGCTTCTTCGTCAACTTCGACTGCGCGATCCCCAGGGTAGAGAATATAGGGGGCTTCAACAATTGATCTATACTTTTCCATTCCAACGTAAAAGGCAGGAAGGCCGAGTTTTACACCAGAATCAATATCCATTTCCTTTTGCAGGGCAGCGGCGCGATTCACGATATCCTTGAGATTTTCAATGCGGATATCATCTTCAATGTCATACGGTTCTTCTTCGGTATAGAGAACCTTGGTAGCAGAAATAACCTTGCGTGTCATAGGGATTGATCGGCGTTTTACGTATTCGGCAAGAGTGGTTGCAGAGGTCTGGAGAAGTCCGCGGGGTTCTCCTGTGATTCCGTAAGAGACTACCTGTTTCTGGAGGTACATGAGTACCTCCATGCGTCTACGGAGTTCTTGAAGTTTCTGCGCGTTTTTCTGATCTTCGGGAGAAAGTGTTTGAATGAGTTGGCTAAGAAGATCTGACTTTTGAAAGATGTCGAGAATTACACGATCGGCGGAGTCCTTCTTCTTCAGACGAACATCCACCGCTACGGTAATTTCTTCCAAATCGAGAAATCCTTCTTCCTGGGTTTCATCTTGAGTTCCGTCTTGGATTCCGCCTTGAGTTCCGTCTTGGATTCCGTCTTGGGGTCTACCATCCGTATCTTCTGTAATAAATTCACCATCGTCGGTAACTCCTTCAACTCTCGGTTCTACTGGAACTTCTGTGGGAGCAGTTGGAGCAGTGGGAGCAGAAGCAGAAGCGCCAGGGGCAGCCGGGGTCTCTCTCGCGCGTAAAACATCTATTCCGAGTTCCCGAGGGATTCCTGTGAAATTGAATACTATCGGAACTTCCTCTCCTGTTTCAGTAAGAAGAAGAACAGAATCTTCATCGCTATCCAGAGTTTTTACGGTAAATAAACCCTGGGGTACTGCATCCGGTCCGAAGCTCTGAATAGTATCACCTGCTCTCATTCCCGAGAGGGCGACAAACCCAGGGCGCGTTGCCTCCTCCAATATCGTTAATTCCTCAAGTCCCAGATCTGGATCTGGTGAACCATCGACAAGTGTGATTTTAATAACTCTGTCTGTTACACCATCAGGAAGAATGGCCAGGTAGTCTTGATACAGCCCATATAGTCTGCCCTGTGTCCCATCAAGCTGTCCCCCCGTTAGTAATAGTCTATCTCCAATACGAATGCCAGGCGAAGAGTCTTCTTCGCTCATTCTATATCTCGTCCGTGACAAAAAAATGAAGTTTTGATCCCTGTGGGCTATTCCAGAAAGACAAAGGCCTAAACTCTTCCCCCACTACATTCTTAGAACCATGTCTAAGGGTGTTGCCATTGGTATTGATCTTGGTACGACGTACAGTTGCGTTGGTGTCTGGCAGAATGATCGGGTGGAGATTATTGCGAACGACCAGGGAAACAGAACCACCCCATCGTACGTGGCCTATACTCAGGACGAGCGCCTGGTTGGTGATGCGGCAAAGTCGCAGGCAGCAACCAATCCCACAAACACGGTATTTGATGCGAAGCGTCTTATTGGTCGCAAATTCAACGACTCTGTGGTGCAGACTGAGAAGAAGCTATGGCCCTTTGCGGTGGTGGATGTCGACGGCAAGCCGAAGATAAAGGTGGAGTGGAAGGGTGAGACGCACGAGTTTCTTCCTGAGGAGGTTTCTGCCACCGTGCTGCAGAAGATGAAGGCCACTGCGGAGGCGTTTCTGGGTCACGCAGTGAAGGATGCGGTCATCACCGTTCCTGCATATTTCAATGATTCTCAGCGCCAGGCGACCAAGGATGCTGGTGCGATCGCTGGTCTGAATGTTCTCCGCATTATCAACGAGCCCACGGCGGCGGCCCTGGCCTACGGACTTGACCGCGTAGGAACGGGTGGCGGCACGAAGAATGTGCTGATTTTTGACTGCGGCGGTGGTACTCATGATCTGAGTATTCTCACACTGGACGATGGTGTGTTCGAGGTGAAGTCGACGGCTGGTGACACTCACCTGGGCGGCGAGGACTTTGACAATGCGCTGGTTTCCTATTGCTGCGACGAGTTCCGTAAGAAGACAAAGACGGATATTTCTGGGAATCCCCGTGCTCTCCGCCGCCTTCGCACGGTCTGCGAGCGTGCTAAGAGGACGCTGAGTTCGGCGACGCAGGCGACGATCGAGGTGGATTCTCTGTTCGAGGGGAATGACTTCCAGACTACGCTAACTCGTGCAAAGTTCGAGAGTTTATGCGAGGCCTTTTTCCGCCGCACTATTGCTCCTCTGGATGGCCTGATTCGGGATGCTAAGATGGACAAGAGCCAGATCGACGAGATTATCATGGTTGGCGGTTCTTCCCGTATTCCTAAGATTCGCCAGCTTCTGTCTGACTACTTTGGCGGGAAGAAGCTGAACGATAGCGTGAATCCTGATGAGGCGGTGGCCTACGGCGCGACGGTGCAGGCGCACATTCTGATGGGTGGCTCAGCGAAGACGGAGGATGTGATTCTCCTTGACGTTGCTCCCCTGTCTCTTGGTCTGGAGACTGCGGGTGGAATTATGACTGCGGTGATTAAGCGCAACTCGACGATCCCGAAGAAGGCAACGCAGACCTTTAGCACCTATTCCGACAACCAGCCTGGTGTTCTCATCCAGGTATACGAGGGTGAGAGGCAGTTCACAAAGGACAACAATCTGCTGGGTAAGTTTCAGCTGGAGGGAATTCCTCCTATGCCCCGCGGTGTCCCGCAGATTGAGGTGACCTTTGATGTCGATGCGAATGGAATTCTGAATGTATCTGCAGCAGAGAAGAGCACGGGTAAGTCGAACAAGATCACTATCACGAACGACAAGGGTCGCCTAAGTCGCGATGAGGTGGATCGCCTGGTGGAGGAGGCGGCGAGGCACGAGGCGGAGGACAAGGCGAAGTTCGAGAAGGTGGAGGCGAAGAACAAGTGCGAGTCGTATCTGTATGGTCTACGCAACACCTTTAACGAGAAGAAGGATAGCGTGGATAATCTGGGTGAGAAGGGCTCTGCAGCGGTTAAGGCAGTGGAGGATGCAATGTCCTGGTTGGAGAGTAATCCCGATGAGGAGAAGGAGGTGTACGAGGCCAAGCAGAGCGAGGTGGATGCGGCGGTAAAGGACGTTCTACTGTCTCTTCAGCTGAATGACGATCCGCGTGTAAAGGAGGCGAAGGAGGCTGCTGCGGCGAAGGCGGCCGCTTCTGCCGAGGAGACCCCTGGGCCAAAGATCGAGGAGGTGGATTAGGAGTAAAACTCAGATATAATAAATAGTAAATATCTCGACTGAATCAGTATAGATATTTATCACGGTTTACACTTTCCCCTAAGAGATAGTAGAAGATGTATTATACCATTTACTGGGAACAAAAAGCGTTTTCCGAGTTTGTGTATAACACGTTTCTCTCCCTGATTCCTTACATCCTAAATCCCGAAACAGAGTTTGAACGTACACCCTGGGGATTCACTCTCGGAGGTGAACGGGGAATCTATATTGAACGTCGCCCCAGTCTCGCCTACGCAACAACCTATAGCTATTTAAAGGATCTCATACGGGTTCTTATTCTCATGACCGAATTCGGCGGTGCATCGAATATAAGCTATACCATAGATTCTTCGGAGTTTCTGAAGGAATTAGAGGAACTGCATAAAATGCACCCTCTAACGACATATGAACAACAAAAACAATCGTTTAGCAAAGCGTCAGGTTAGACTTGTACCTCATCCTATGTATGCAACACGTTTCCACAAGTAAGCCCCCGTTGACATAGATTCCGTAGTTTTTTGTTATATCCTTATGTTCAAGGGCAAGATGCCAGATCGTATACGTCCCCTCAGATGCCCACGGTTCGGCGCGCTCATCTATACATGCCAGAAGCCTGTACTTGTCCCCCGTTATAAATATATCTTTAAGAATCTCTTGCGTCTTTCTTCTTTCCGTATCACTGATGTTAGGTACAAGAATAGAATGACAGCCTGTTAGATAGAGATCCTCACTCAGCTGGGGATAATTCGCCACAGGGCATCGATATAGACGATCTTGCACACGCTCCTTGTCTCCTCGGTTAACAATAGTAGCCTTCCCAATGAGCTCCACCTTCTTAAATCCTTCGGGCGTTTTTACCAGAGTACCAGCTCTTAGCGTCTCAATCGGAAGATAGGTATCCACACCATCCTTTTGACAGAGCACCGTAGTCCCTTCCAGAAAACAAGGAGCTGCCGGATATAAATTGTATGAATATGATCCTAACGTTGATAAATCAAAGCCGGTTTCATATGCACCCGTAGGAGGTGGAGCGCCACCAGCATACCAAAATGCGACACGCCAAGAAGATCCCCACGTCGAATAGTCTGTAGTATTTCCATAAATATCCGAACCTATGATAAATCCCCCACTGCCCAGCGCACCAGTTTGTGCTATTGCACTTGCATAGTTAGGATAATATACCACTGCAGTACCTACCGATTGTGCCAACTCGTTCATCGGACCAAGTAAAAGACGGGGCACTGTTCCAGTTCCCCTTGTCTCGTGCAGGATTCCTTCACTAAAGCTGAATCCAGTATTCGCTTCTATCGGATATGAAGTATCTCCAAGAACAAGTTCGCCGGGAGAATCTGTAAGATATGCCAGATAGGTGTTCTTAAACTCAGATGGGCCGGTATCCACGTGTGGAGCGATATCTCCTTTGATCCAGCGCATGGGAATCTGCGGTGCAGAGATCTCCAGACCTAAAGGTAACAGGGCAGAACGAATGGTCTCTGTTACAGGGATGGTGAAGTATACCTGATCTCTATCGGAGCGAAGTTTTGCCTTGGCGGCTTCTACTTCGGGAAGATTGAGTAATTCGCTCAAATACTCTTCGGAAAATAAGGAGGCGTATTCCATTCTATTAGGGCCAGATACGAACAGTTGCCTCACACCACGGGCACGGAGCTTCTGTCAAAGTGTTTGGCAGGGAAACCTTGATCACCACTTTATTTAGACAACTGATGCATTTGCGTGTATAATAGACAAACATCTACACCATTATATAGCTTCAGTGTTTAGGCGGGGCGAAGGTGTAAAGCAGAAATATAATGTAAATAGTAAGAAGCAAAAATGGAAAATATGTTTGGAATGACACGTGGAAAATATATCGGAGAACCACCATTATATGTCAATAAGGATCTATCACCTGGTATGACAGATATACCAAAACCTACTTTAGTATCATGGGTACGTAATGCACCTTTTGTACTTGTTACAGGTCCTAACTTTGTATGGGCAATTATTTCGCTACTTCTATACACACTTGCACCCTATAACTTGAGCGCAGATTCCCCCGCAGCGATATCCCCTATAAATTCCGTATTTTTCTTCGAACGCTTTCCTCTTTGGTTTAGCATCACCTTCGGATACTTTTCCTTCTGGCATGTGGCATTATATGGATTCAATTTGGCAAAGCGTCCATTTATAAATGATCGAATATATAATATACAAAAGGTACTGCATAACATATTTTGGACTACGTCGGGTATCGCCATTTGGACTGTGTTCGAAAACGTGTTTGCGTATTTATGGGCTACGGGTCGCTTGGCATATATGTCTAACGAAATATCTATGTCTACATTCTTGGGTCAGATGGCCTTCCTTCTTACCCTTGGAGGTATTCCCTTATGGCGTAGCATGCATTTTTATTTTGCTCACCGTTTTCTCCATTATACACCACTGTATAAACAAGTTCATAGTTTACACCACAGAAATACAGATATCGAACCGTTCTCAGGATTATGCATGCATCCAGTAGAACATTTATACTATTTTGCCTGCGCACTTCCCAGTCTTGTCTTTTATTGCAGCCCCTTCGCTTTAGTGTGGAACGGAATTCACCTACTCCTGAGTCCGGCTGCGAGCCACAGTGGTTACGAAGATCACTTTCAAAGTGATTTATTTCATTATTTACATCATCGATATTTTGAATGTAATTATGCAGGAAGCGATGCTGCATTTATGGATATCGCCTTCGGAACATTTAAGGCGTCATTTAATGAGCATCCTCTTGATAAAGATGGACCGAAACCACGAGACGATGCAAAAAGTTCTCTACTTATACTTCCTACAGGAGAGTTTGTTTCCTATCTTATAGGATCTTCTCTTTGTGTAGCACCATGGGCATACTATGCTATTAATCACCACCCTGTGACATCGCAGACTGCTTTAGTCTTATCTTCGTTAGTTGGCGGTGGTCCTATTATACTTTCTACCATAGTCACTGGTGTATACACCACAGGTAATACTACTCATCCAGTAAAGTTATCTCTTTCAGCAAACCTTTTGCATCTCTTTTTCGGTCTACTCTTTTGCGGCGTTCCTTTACTGTATGCATGCTGGTTGACACTTTCCCTAAAAATTGATTAAATATTCTAATATCTACTACGTCCCGTAGAATGCTTAAACGAATCGTAGAGATGTTTGCTACGATACCTATTCTTCCTAAAAACAATATATCATTTCACCCCATGCTCGGTCGATGGTGTATACTTAATAGGGAATACAACAACCGAAAGATCGACTTGGCAAATATCGACCATTGTGGAACATGTAAATTTGATAGTATAAAAGCTAATATTTCTAAAGATAAAGATCACTTAGTCATCCCCACTCGAAAGGAGTGAAGAGGTGATAAGCTCACCGACGCTTCATCTCCGCATGCGCCTCCCACGGCTTCTTCGGCATCGCCTTCTCCCCACCCAGAGGAAACCCATTCTCACGAGCCACCACAGACCATTCAACAGACCACTCGCGGAACATATCTGCACACGCCTTCGCCGCCGAAGCAAGACAGAAACGAGCCGCTCGCTCCTCAAACTTCTTAGAATCCGCAACACCCAGACGTAGTACCATCTCCTTGCGCAGAGGATGCGGGACTTTGTAGCCAGCATAATCTACCTCACCACTGGCCACCGCATTGTCCACAATCCACGCCTGTAACATAGTTCCCAGAGTGTGATCCTCCCCACGAAACCAAAGATCATAGCCCTTCATTGAGCCATCGGCAGGACGAATATCCATAGTATCAGGAAGCTCTCCAACATCCACAGCCGTATACTTCTCACACAAAGCCGCCAGCTCAAGAAGTGCAGTATAGACCATAACGTAAGGAGACATAGTGCCAACGCTCTCCACCGTGAAATCATAGCTATAGGGCTCGCCGTTCGCATCAATCTTGAACGAACGGTGCAACTCCAGACTTCTGAACTCCGTGTTCAGCTGCTTCTTCCTGGTCTCATCTGCATCCAGATCCTTGATCGCAACCTTTTTCTGCACCAACCACTCCTGCCACCTCTTCATAATGCGCCCCTCATCGGGATCGCGCGTGTATCCGTAGGAACACTGCGAAGACGGATTAAATCGCGCATGCTCCTTGCCCTTCCCTGGAGTCGCCCACGCCGTCAACTCAATGGCCTCAGGAGACTGACCAGGCACAAAGGGCTTCAGCACTGCAATAATACACGTATCACCTGTAACAGGGTCAGGATAGAAGAACTGAGTATTGGGAACACGCACTCTCTCATCGGAGGTCGGCACTTTCTCGAGACACTCAATCATCGATGCAGTTACAAGGAGAGGATCTTCCGTCTTGTTCTCTACAGCCAGACGAAAGAGGAAACGCTCCTTCTCCCATGCAGAAACCCCCTCGGTAGGAAAGGCAATCGGCAGAAGACCAATCCGATCCGCCAACATCTCATTTGACATGGGAGTTGTGTTCTTTGTTACAGTGACATCGCTTGTTGTTCCGGTATCAGTCATATCGGCGCGGAATCCGAGGATAGACACTTCCGATTGAACAGCTCTGCGTAGGCAATTTGCATACGTCACATTTGTAGGGGAAAGAGTAAAGGTGATCGTCTTTGCATCGACGTTCTCGGGGTCGTGAAATACGGATGACATAGCTGGACTATTCTATTCCCCCGTCCGGATTTCAACTTTACGCCTCGAGGCATGTAGGCCTCCGAGTTTACATTCGGGAGTAGTGAGATCTAACGCCCCTCCCTACGCGTGTAATGATTCCCCCGAAACATTTATGAAGTAAATAGATGAGTCAGAAGAACGTTTGTTTTTACAGTAATAAGGACAAATGGTCAAAGGCATTCATCGAAGAGTTATCTAAGACTCCGTGGATGAGAGAGTTTGAGTTTCAATGTGTTGACGTAGATAAGTCTGGAAAAAAACCGAATCTTCCGAAATGGTTAAAACAAGTCCCCACTCTTGTTATTGCTGGCGATGAATCTCCTGTGAAAACTGATACAGAAGTGATGAATTGGTTATACGAGAAGAAGATGAAACTCGAGTCGTCGAAACCCGCCGCACCCGCCTCGAGTACTCAGGCGTTGCTCGACGGACCGCAGTCCTGGATGGGAGGAGAGATGAGTGGTTACGGAGAAACGGGATACAGTTTTGTAGATGCCGATATGACAACGGCCGGAAATGGCGGGGCGACGATTCCCGGAAGCTTTACCTTTTTACAGGGATTCGGCGATAAGCAGAGCGACGCGTCGTTAACAACAGCAGTTCAAAATCAGGGAACTCGGTCAAAGAAGGAGGCGGTATTTGATAAGCAGATGGATATGTATAAGCAACAGCGCGATATTGGAATTCCGCAAGGACCGGCAAGGCAGTAAGTAATCTAAAGCAGAAACTACATACTACTAAAAGATATGTCTAAGCCTGTTACTCCTCTTGGAATGTTTGTGGACAAGATGATTGCCTTTTTCCGCGATTTGCACGAGACGTATTCCGAGGAAAAGGAGATCAAGAGTGCCCTTGCCTCCATTGAGGCGGCCAAGAAGGTTAATCCCAGACTGATCCATGATCTGTTTAGTGAGCATGTATACAAGCCTCTGCGCGATGAGATTATGGCAGAAGATGTGGATAAGATTGTTGCATATACCAAGGTTGCAATTCAGACGCAGTTCAATGAAATTTATCCGGCACTGACCATTTTTGAGAAGTATTGGGGAGACATGTCTGATTCGAATCGTTCTGCTATCTGGAAGCATCTGAAGGTTCTGGTTCTTCTCTGCGAGAAGGCATCGAAGCAGTCTATCTAACACAGCGTAAAGATAGATCAACATTCTACGGCATATAGTCTAGATGCCGCCTCTGCCAAAACTGTTTCTTGACAAGTACGCAGAATTTGCCGTAGATCTGATGAAGACTTGTCCAGAGTTAAAGTCCGACATTGATATGGCAATGTTTATTTCAGATGCCGATAAGGTATCACAGTTCAAAGAACGTATTCTTCCGTCGTGTTCTCCTAAGAGAGATCTTACCGTGAGTCCTGGCCCGGTCTTACCTGGGGTCTTTCTCACTGATGAGCTCTGGGCATCCTTTAGCGAGGCAACAAAGACGGCAGTGCAGCAGCATCTTACTCTCCTCTCGTTCTGCCTGATGGTTGATATGGGAACTAAGGAGGATTTTAAGGGGTCTGACTGGACTGAGTCGTGGGCAAAGAATATGATGGAGGAGATGAAGGAGAAGATGGCAGGAATGGATTTTTCTTCCTTTGGCGAGAAGATTTCCAAGTTGTTCAGCGAGGGTAAGGGGTTTCCAGAGCTTCCTGAGCAGTTTAAGAAGGGACAGATTGCTCGTCTTGCGGAGGAGATTGTAAAGGAGATAAATCTGGAGGACATCGGAATCAGTCCTGCCGATATTGAGGAGACGAAGAAGAATCCCGCCAAGACGTTCGAAATTATGATGAATCTCTTTGGACAGAACTCGGCACTTCTGCAGGGGACGGTGCAGAAGTTATCGAAGAAGCTCCAGCAGAAAATACAGTCCGGTGCTATTCGGCCGAAGGAGTTAATGGCCGAGGCCCAGGAGCTAATGAAGCTATTTAGTGACAATCCGCAGTTTGTTGAGATGATGGAGTCATTCCGCAATACATTCGGAGCAAGAGAGGCCGACTTTGAGCGTGCGGCGGGGCGGCAGCCAAATGGGAGAATGTCTCTGGTGAAGGAGAGGCTTCAGAAGAAGCTGGCCGAGAGAAGAAAGGCAGAAGAGATGAAGAAAAACAAATAGAAGCGTTAGATGGAGTTATGCGAACCATATTTTTGGGAAAATCCCACATATATTGTTCACTCGTTATACCCTACAAAGCGTCCATGTGCAAGTCACATGGTAAATAGGGTAGCGGCAGTTTATCTTCTTGCATTCTTACTTGGCTTCATTGTAACCACGGTCACCCGGAGCGAGTATGGATACCTCATTGTTGGTGTTGTTGCAACCATAGCCCTTTTACCCACCTTCCTTTCGCTAAAGGAACGACAGGGCAAGAGAGAGGGATTTACGGGTAGTTCCTTGGATCAGCAGTTTGAGTTGTCTTCAGTTAAACAGGCAACGCAAGTGGTTGGCGATACAGAAGGTTCAGAGGAAACCCTTCTTTCACAGACATCTCTTGAACAAGTTAGAAATCCGTTTCAGAATGTAACTATCGATCAATATTCATATGCCCCGACACGATCTCCTGCCCCCTCCCTTCAGACCGAGGAGGCCAAGGAAGATCTGGATGCCATGTTTCGTGTGCAGTGGACCAGCGATCCGACCGATGTCTTTGGAAAGACACAGAGTCAACGCATGTTCGTCACACAGCCTGTTACAAGCATTCCGAACGATCAGGGAAGCTATCAGAACTGGCTGTATAAGATACCTGGAAAGACATGCAAGGAAGGGAATGGTGATGCCTGCTACGGGGGAACAAACGGGGCAGCGATTCCTTGGCTGAATATGTAAGTTCTTATGTTGACCCGGTCTTGGCCTTCTGGATGGAGAGGCTGGGTTTGTTCTTACACGAGAAACGTCTGAGAGTGAACCTCCGGCCCTTGGACGCAGGACCTTGTATAACAGATTTAACACATATTGCGATAGCCGCAGATTCCTTCTTAAACCGGCGAGTCTTCCATACCTTCTTAATACAGGAACAAAAGCGTGACGATAGTGGTTCTCGAACCATTTCTTCTACTCTGCTAGAAGAATGGATATTAACCGTCTTACACATGTAAGAGACGATGCCTGTGGGATAACATCATACTATTCTCAGTCTGTAGGACCTGGTCAGTATAACACTCGTAACCTTGTGCCTGATGCAAGAAGGGTGAATCCTCTATCGATTGACAACGTCTTTGTGTACCCGCGCGAGGGATTCGGGGCAAATAATGCAGAGATCGATTCCGAGTCTGCTCTGAAAAATCAGCCCGAGTTTAAGAACAACAGATGCCTCATCCGTGCACAAGCGCGCCCCTTCTTGACCGTTCCTTTCATGGGCACTGGTCGTGGAAACTCTGATGTGGAATCCATGCTTCTCCACAGCGAGCAGGTTCGCCAGGGTAAGGAGTGCGGAGGTGTCACGGAGGTGGGCTTTGATGGAGTCTTTGAGCCTCTGATCAAGCCCGTGAAGGATAATGTCCAGAACCCGAAGAACTTAGTGGAGGAAGTGGCGGCGAAGGGCTGGATTCGCGGGGGACTGCCGAGCAGAGCCTATGCCAGAGACGTGAGCTGTTAAATGGGTCTGAACAATTTATGTTTAGTAATATCTATTATACTAACCATAGAGAACTGCACACAAGAATCATTTATTTCACCAGGATAGAACATGGACTCTATAGGCCCATATGAACCCCACCCATGGGAAGCAGCAGAGAATCCCCAGACCTATGATTTACTTAAATCCTACGGCCAACATCCCAAGCCCACTCAACACACTCTTGGACTCGTCGGGGGCAATGAAGTACCCTACGAGAGCAGAGAAAAGCAGGTGAATATCGAATCTGATCTGAGGGGAATTACCCGCGCGAACAGCTTCTGCCCTACCAGAAAACATCTGCCAAAGGATGACCAGGTAAAGGACTTAAAGAGAGATACACCCAAGCAAAGGGTAAGCATCGACATGTCAACTGTCCCTCTGAAACCCTCGCAGATGTGGGCATACCCCGCCACCCTTGCACCTGAACCCTTTAGCATAAATGTATGTAATCGTCCTGAAAAGTACTAGTAGAGATGTGTACTCCCCGACAGACTGCATTTACACGGTCTAAGTGGGATGACGTGCATCAAGCAGATGATATGAGGATCACATCGTATGCAGGAACGTACGCCTTTACTCCTTATCTCAATTGCCCAACCAGTTTTCCTACAGATACCACCACACGCATTCAACAATCCGGAGCAAGTTGGGTATCTGGGATGTGGAAGACAGAGGTAGAGTCTGACCTATTTGGAGTGGGTAGACCTTCCGCAAGATGGAGAGAAAACTCTCTTCTCTATAACCCTGCCACCAACCCCGTGAACCGAAAGGCCCTGGAACACGCCCCAGACGAAAGTTCCCCTCTCATCTTCAACCATCTGACAAATCCTCCGTGTACCCTCCGCGCAACAGGATGGAATCGATGGGACTTCCCCATTCATAACCCCCAGGAAAACGTAGAGACACCCTTTGACTTCTTTATCCCTGCCAGAGATGTGGATAAGTATAGATTTAGAACACACAAACCCGCACGTCAAAGCTATACGGATGAAGTGGTCAAGTCTGTATCCACACAGCCCAGGTTGCAGTAAGATGGCGCTTTACACCAGAAGAAAAGATGCTTTATGTATCTTTTCTTACGGTAGTCAACCAGTTTCTCCTACGGTACACGTCGCAACCTTTTACTGCTCACTTGTTAGTATGGAATTGGGAGTCCTTGCAGTTTTAGGTGGAGTAGGCCTCTTACTTGCACGAAATACAACACCCGCTGGACCATATCCTACAAAACCCAGTGGTACAAACCCCGTGGCCCGTGGTGGGATTCCCGTCAAAGAAGCCTTTTCAAACGAAGCATCTGGCAAGCGGAAGGAAGGATACGGTAACCGTCAAGCGTCTGATAGTAATCCGAATACAAGCCTCAGAGGTTCTGCCGCAGAGCTGAACCTCATGTACAACGGCCTTATGGGAATGACTACTCCTCCCATTGAACCAAATCCGTCCGGCGTTAGACAGATTCCCACACAAATCCCTATTGATGCCGCCACACCCGATGTGATGATGAATGCTGGGGGTAAGGAACTTACTCCGAACTATATTGATTCAAAATATATCACGAGTGGACTTTCAGGACAGGTTCTCCCCGCTGAAGAGTTTGTTCACAATAATATGCAACCCTTTTTTGGAGGAAGAGTCAAGCAAAATGTTGATTCCTCGGCAAATTCTGGTCGCCTCGATCGCTATACAGGTGCAGGAACAGTACAGGTGAAGAAGCAAGAAGTTGAGCAGATGTTTGATAATACACAAGTACCCTTCGGCAATGTATATGGTCTTGAGGCCTCCTCTGACTTCGTACATAGTCGTATAAATGAACCAAGAAACCGTGGAGGAGAGAAACCCTTTGAACAAGTAAGAGTAGCACCGGCTCTGAACGAGGGATATGGATCTACAGGAAAAGGCGGATTCCAGCAATTCGAGGTGAATGAATACATGATGAAAAACATAAAAAAGACAAATGATCTTCGCGTCGACACGAATCCAAAGACAACCTATACCATGCCCGTGGTGGAAGGACAGCAGTTCATCGGAAAATCTGCTGATAACCCTGGAGAGGTGAGAAAGTACCGCCCCGATGGATTCTATAGTGACGAGGATGGCAAGCACATGGGTATTGCTGGGCAGTCCGAGTTTACCAAGGAAATGAATCGCCCGATCCAAGTGATGCCCGAGACAAATCGCCAGGATACAAGTGTTGAATATGTTGGACCAAGCGCAAGTCAGGATTTAGGAATGAACTACGTGGTAGGCAGTTACAGGAAGCCACAGGGCTACCAGTACGGAGGGGCGGGCTACAGAAATGCCGATGGAAGTCAGTATTCTTCGAATCCTGAAGATGACTATGGTAAATCTTCCTATGATGCCCGTCCCAATGAACGCTATTACACCGGTGATCGCGTAATGGGATTAAATCTGAGCCCCGCAGAAGCGGGGGCTGTGACAACTCACTTTGAGGATGAATCGCGCCCGACCCGTCGCGGGGAGACGATTGGAAATATTCATCAGACAGCCAATGCAACAGGATATGCTAACGGTGCTCCCGCCATCACTGTATGGGATCCCAGTGATATTGCACGAACAACTGTGCGCGAGGGGACGATCCACAATGATCGCTTTGGTATTATGGCTATTGCGGACGGCCCTACGCGTTTAACTGCATATGATCCCGATGATATTGCCAGACCTACACAAAAGGCTCAGATCTCTGCTAAATCGGCCTATACTGGTGCGCCGAAGGCAGCGGCTGAGCGTATGATCAGTCACACGTTCGCTTATAATATGACTCAGAACCCGAACAAGCAGATAATTGCCCAAGGAAGAAAGGCGATGGGTGGTAATATTCAAGTGTTCAAGGGGGATGAACCCAATGTAACATCGAGGAAGCTGGATGCGGATGTTCGTAATGACCGTGAATTAACGGTAAATAGAAGCGTTGATCTTGGCCCGGGGTCGACTGACATTGGGCGCGTGAAATACAGAGTTCCCTTCAACCTTGACGTTGCAAGTGAACGAAATACTCGCGAGATTATTGAAACGACCCAGGATAATCCTTTAATGCAGAGTCTTCACTTGAATGCATGGAAATAACGTGGTCTAAACTAAGTGAGACACAGATATCCAAAGAGGAGGGATGCCCCAACCCGCCTGGTTAGTCTATGGTCCTCCAGGATGCGGTAAGACGACATGGATCTTGTCTCACGTGAAACAGGCCAAGGCTAAATTATATCACTGGAACGCGCGAACGGATCGTACGCTACGAGAGGGCAGAGAGTCTCTCCATCGTCAAGTGCGAAGTCAAGAGCCTATGTTTGTCTGGATTGAGGGCGCTGAAGATTTGACTCCCGAATCGCAGGCATTTTTACGGCGCATTCTTGAAACTGTCTCGCCGTCTGTTCAGTGCATCTTGGAATGCAGAGATCCAAATAGGATTACTCCTGCGATTCAATCAAGATGTGAATGGAAACAGCCGGTGGGGACGACTTCATTTCGCCAGATGGCTCGTGGTCCGAGCACACAGACCGAAGGAGTCACTCTTACAGAATCCTTTATGAAAGGAGAGAATCCCATAGATCAGATAAAGGACTATTTGGATAGGGAAGATACCTGGGAGGAGGCACTTCTTGCACTACGTGCAATAGGATCTGGAGGATCTCCGTGGGCGCGTTTATTACATTTAAAGGCTATGCGGTTATAAAGTTTGTTCAGTAAATGTCTATAGACTAGAAATATCGCGATGAGCGGAGAAGGTGGCGATTTTTCAGTGTACGGAGAAGCAAAAGGAGAATATACACGTCAGCTCTGTGTTTTTCTTGTCCCTACACTCGAAACCTATGTATTAGAACTTCTCGCCACGGCAAAGGCGGAAGCCCCGACAGCAAATAAAGTTCTTTGGCAATTCCAAACTGTTCTTCAGGGTATTCCGGACTGGAATCAGGATAAGGTGATTCGGGAGACGGAGAAGATTCAGAAGGATTGTCCGTGCGACTATCTGGAGGAGTTAATTACGGCAGTTTTTATTGCTCATACGAAGGTCCTTTCTGCTATTCGGTTAACGACCAAGCAGAAAAAGCTGCAGATTACGATTCCGAAGATTGACCACTTTTTACACCGTGTTCTGTCTGAGTGTGCCCGGAGTCTCTGGACAAATGCATACCTTTTTGCCGACTCGAACAGTATTGAGAAGCAGAAGAATCTCCGCCAGGTATCTTCTCTGTTAAACGATTCCGTCTTGCAGGCTATTCGGGCACTTCTTCCTGTAAAATCGATTCTCCGGGAATATCTTCACGACGATGACGACGAAGATACTGCTGATGGTGCACCTGTTCCTCCTGCTGCTGCTCCTGCTCCTGCTGCCGCTGAGGCTGTTACCGAGCCTGTTCCTGCCACCGAGTCTGCCGCCGAGCCTGTTCCTGTCGCTGAGCCCGTGACCGAGCCCGTGACCCAGTCTGTCCCTGTTACTGAGTCTGCCACTGTGACCCAGTCTGTCCCTGTTACTGAGCCTGCCACTGTGACCCAGTCTGTTCCTGTTACAGAGCCTGTAACCGAGCCTGTGAGCGAACCTGTGACCAAACCTGCGACAGAACCCGCCCCAGCCCCTGTAACCGAACCCGCCGAACCTATACTCACACCCGCAGATGCAGATGTGAAATCCATTCAGCTTCTGCCCGCAGATGCCCCTACAGAGAAACCCGCGGCAGTAGAACCACCGGTAATAAATATTGTAACTAAACCGACTGTTACATTCTCCACGAACCACGTTCTCTTCGATTCCGAAGTGTTAGAGGAAAACGGAATCGAAGACATTCCGTTCGCCGATGAGGCCCTACCGCCATCTGAGGAAATGCCTATGGAATTCGACGAAGAGCTTTAAGTTCTGGAAAATGGCGGGTCATGCGTTCGGAGTATCTTTCCTAAACATATTCATGCGGTAGAATGGATTTTACAAAGTCCGGTACGTGGAAAGCCGTTCTTGGAGGAGGAGTACTTATCGCCATAGTCAGTTATATTTACCAGGTCTATACCAAAGATCCTTCCGAACAGTTCAGATATCGCCCTGTAGTTCGCGATTTTTGCCTGGGTGCATGTTTAAGCGCCGCAGTCTACATGTTCCTGCCCGAGTCCATCGATTCTATTATCGAAACGACAACAAACGCCGTAACACCCGCCAGCATGTCAACACCAGCAGATATCGAGCTACAGACAGGCCCTGCGCGATTTTAAATGAAGAAAGTCCATGATAGTATACATAACATATATATACTATCATACCACAAACACACCCTTTAACAAAACAGTGAGTATACCTTCTCGGTGGAAGGAACTTCCGAGACAGAGTATTGTCTAAAGATATCCTTGCGCAGCTGATCCTGAGGCTTAGCCGTGAACACGTGTGCGGCGATTGTTTCGTACAAATCAAAATCGGGAAATCTTTCTACTCCATCTTCATCGCGCAAGATGTTTTTTCCCGATTCGTCAATTAACCAACTCCACAATAAATTCCACAGAGGAGATACGGTTTCTTTAACTACCCAAGAATCTTCTTGGCTGAGAATCTGCCCATCCTCCCGTTCAGCAGGAGTGAGAGGGAATAACGGTTCCATTATACTAACTGCATAACGCGATAGATCAAAAGAGGGATTCGGATAGACGTCTGGAGACTTATCCACCTTGAACTCGCCAAAGGAATATTGGGACTGAGCATCACCCCCCTTGGCAAAGTCGTCACTTACAAACCACTGAGAGCCGATGCGAAAGACAGAACGACCGTAGTCAATAATCCGTAAAATACGCCCGTACGTAGGAATCTTCCACATACTTCCATCTCGTGTTCTGTAAAAGAGGAATTCCTTATCCGTTTCACTATATAAAATGTTATTCGTGTGTAAATCATTGTGAGTAAGACCAAAGGTCGCCTGCGCAACACAGAGAGCAGCAATTACCTGAAACGTCCACGCCGTCCACTTCTTCTCAAAGTCAGGATCATCTTCATCAAGTATGTTATCCATAATTCCATCCATCTTCTCCTGGAAGAGGAGCATTGTAGGAAAGTCAGTGAACTCCGAATAAATACAACTTGATTCATCGTAAGATTCCTCTGAAGAGACATCTGATCCCGTTTCAAAGGATGAAACAGATTCCAATTCTCCCTCTCCTGCTGTAGCTCCGGCATATTCCAGAAGAGAGATGTGACTGGATTCGCTCTGAGCGGAACTTCTGCTCGAGCGCCCTCTCGACTTGTCTGTAAAATAGGAGAACGAGCGAGAGTGCACAGACGTCTTTAACCGAGCCTCGTCGCCAGATACCGACTCGTCGTCTTCTGTAATATACAGGGAAAACAACCCCTTATCCTTCTTCTCCCAAAACCCCCTATAGTGTCTATAGGATTCAAAGGAATCAGTAATATTATAGCGATACTTCTCGGCCGTAGCCTGGAATCCTCCGTAAAAGAGACAAAAGTGAGGAGAGATATCTCTCTCTCTCAGCTGCCCCAGAAGATAGTTTGCAAGATAATCAATATAGGCCTGATTCATATGATTCTGTGTTTTTCTCTTAATACGTTCCTCTCCCTTCTCAGCGTTATCGTAATACCCCTGAATTTTTCGAACAGGGTCTAAGATATGCGTGACCTTGCAATAGGAGGGCTTCTTTTTCTTTGATGCTGTTTCCACAACACATTCCCCACTTCCTGTGAAGGAGCTAACCCGAGCAAAATATTCATCGGATTGGAGCTGACCTTCTTTCTCTGGCAGATTTCCCAGGACCTTGTCGAGAATCGGTATGCGAGTTGAAATGTTCGTGTACCCAGCTATGGTTGGTACTCTGCTGTATAGTGTCCAATTAGGCAGAGATACTTCGATGGGTTGATTTAAACACGCATCCATTCTATCATGACTTTTTTGTTCACACTCGGAGAAATACCCGCATTTTTATGTTTAAGGGAAGTAAAATGACCGAAGTTGCTTCTGCTCTCAATGTAAATATCCGGAAGTTCGATATGAAAATGATTCCTCAAGATGCGGTATGTGTATTTATCGGTAGAAGAAGAACTGGTAAATCGACACTCGTGCGCGATCTCCTTTTTCACCACCAGCAAATGCCTCTCGGGACCGTGATCAGTGGAACAGAGGAATCGAACCAGTTTTACAAGAAACTTATTCCCCCGTTGTTCATTCATGGAGACTATAACCCAGTAATTATTGCGAATTTTTGCAAGAGGCAGAAATTAATTATGGCGAAGGTGCAAAAGGAAATTGAGACACTGGGCACAAGCAGGACAGATCCCCGATCGTTCTTAATTATGGACGATTGTCTCTACGACGATTCTTGGCTTCATGACCGTAACATCAGATATCTCTTTTTGAACGGGCGCTGGTTAAAGGTGTTTTTTCTGATTACTATGCAATATCCTCTGGGTATTCCGCCAATGTTAAGAACAAATGTGGATTACTGTTTTATTCTGAGAGAGCCGTATGTTACAAACAGAAAGCGTATCTTTGAGAACTTTGGCAGTGCATTTCCAAGCCTCGAGTTCTTTTGTCAAGTGATGGATCAGTGTACACAGAACTATGAATGCATTGTCATGAATAACAACTCGCAAAGTAATAAATTGGAAGATATTGTCTTTTGGTACAAGGCGGAGATGCACGGAGAATTTCAAATCGGTGCTCCGGAATTCTGGAAACATTCTATGGAACATTACAAGGAGAAAGATCCCGAGGAAGGAAACCAGTACGATCCAGCCAATAGAAAATTAAAAGGTCCGCTCATCAATGTCAAGAAATTTTAGATCCTCCCAATAGTATTATGTTACAGTTAGAGGATTTAATTAGTACCCTCTTACTTCTGTTCGTGTTAGGAGCTGCGCTTGTAGTATTTGGTGGACACATCTCATGGATTGAGGGATTCAACGATGCTATTCCCTGTGGAGTGAACAACCCTTGCGATGTGGGACTAAAGTGCATTAATGGTTTCTGTGCGAAGACAGAGAGACTTCGGGTATATGAGAAAGATGCAGATAATCAGGCAGAGTCGTCTGGACCTTTTTCTCTGCACTAGAAACCGCTTTAACCTATAGATGAGTAAAATACAGATGAAAAATGCAACATGGTACGCATTAGCAGGACTCTTCGCAGCAGTGGCCCTTTTACCCATTTTAAAGGCAAGTTCTCCTCAGTATTTCCCTACTGAACCCTTCAAGGGATGCGGGACTGGCAAGTGTTAAGGCAGGTAAACCCATAGCTTCACAACAAACACTTCAAGTGAGTGTGGTGATTCTTATGTTTCATGGTTCTACCCTATATTCCTTTAATCAAGGCTTGCCTCTGTAGTCGGCTTTGCACTTGCAGACTCGGCAGCCGCCCTCTCAGCCTTCCTCTGCATAGCCAGATCAGGCGGCCCAGAGAACATACCATCGTAGGAACTCGTCTCCGCTGCGGGAGCAGCAGCCTCGGTAGAGGCTGTAGAAGATACCACCGCACCCTGCACCTTCTGCTTCTTCTGCTCACTGTAAAACTGGTCGCGCGCCTCCTCGTTCTCGCGGTACTTCTTCATCAGACTGTTCAGTTCGTCGTTTGCATACTCGCTCTCCCCGACCTTATTCGGATCGGGCTCCCAGGCCATCCACTTCCCGACACTACCCAGATAAATGTTAAAGGAAGGATCAGACTTCTGAAGACGCTTCGCACGAATAGATGCCTCCGCCTCTGTAGCAAATACACCACGCACCTTAATACCACGCATGGTCGTCCTAAACTCATTCAGAGCAAAAAACTCCTCCTCAAGCTTCGCTGAGTTAGTAAACAGAAAATCATCATACTCATCCTGCAGCTTCTGTGCCTTAATCTCAGTCAGGTTCTCCTTCACATATGCCTGATAGCCCTCCACAAAAAGGTCAGGGCGTAGAAGGCATTCCTTCACCCCCGCAACCACCTCCTCCTTCGTCTTAGTTTCACTGTTCCCGACAAGAGACTCCATCTTGGCATTTAGCCCTCTGAACTGCTCGGCCATCCACTGCTCCAGCTTTGTCGTCTTCCATAACATCTCGTAGTGTGAAAGAAACTTCTTAAACATAAAGATATCCTTGTTCGCAAGAATCTTCTCCGGGCTGAGAAAACTCAGCAACACCACCTTCTGACTGGGAAGCTCGGCATCCTCCATCAGATAATCTTCTGCGGGCTCAGTACTCATTCTTCTGCATATGGATTCGTATTGTATCTTTAGACCTAACGATCTGCCTTCTGCCCTTCTGCCCTCTAAAAAATCTTTTACCAGAATATAGATAGAATGGACATGAATGATCTTCTAACCCGCCTGATCAAGTACGTCGTAGAAGGTGTGGCTGTGGCCCTGGCTCTCTTCTTTATCCCTCGCAAGCCCCTGCCGATGGATGAGATTGTCTCTGTGACCATCGCCGCTGCCGCCGTGTTCGCCGTACTGGACATCTTCTCTCCCTCCATCGGTGTAACCGCCAGACAGGGTGCTGGCTTCGGTATTGGCGCTAACCTGGTGGGCTTCCCCGTTGTGCGTTAATCTCTGACGAACATAGGTCTTTAACCACTATTTAGGGTCGCGTCGGCTCTAAATAATGCTTTCTACACACAGGCTTATATGTATCCTCTCCGCCCACACATACTTGCCCAGTTCCTCCCGATATCCTCTTCGTGAAGAGAGCCGCAGTACCATCACCACAGAGTCTGCACTCGGCTCGTAGCTTTGTATACCTGTCCGCCAGCGGAATGAGATCAAGAATCTTTCCAAAGGGACGGCGCTCAGAATCCCCGTCAAGACCAAAGACAAGGACATGCTTTCCTTTACCCTCGACCAACTCCATCACTACAGTATACAACTCTGGAAAGAACTGCGCCTCCTCAATAATAATATGAGACGCATCACTCACCTGCGGTAGAGAAAGTATAGAGGAAAGCTCCGTCACCCCCAGCGCAGGTAGACGCAGACCAGAATGACTGCAGATAGATTGGCCACAACTATCATATCTCGTATCATGGCACGATGTGAATACACAATGAGGTACGCCCCGCTCTTTGAGATCCAAGATTCGTACAACTGCCTCCGTCGACTTACCCGCAAACATAGGGCCTATGATCAATTCCAAACTCATGGCCAGGACAGCTCACAATCGACCTAATTGCGTCAACTTTTTACAGACGCGGCAGTTTATCTCTGATATAATACTGTACAAATGAGAATGAAATGTCCATGGATTATTACTATAGAAAGTGATACTGATATTCGCAACGCAGTGCAAATCCGCCATGTCACATCTGGAAACGATGGTGATGTATGCAATTCCTATGTAACATATCATATTCTCAAGGGAGATTCTCCTAAATATTGCATTGATATAGGAGTCGATGAAGGATGGTGGTCATTCTTCGCGGCAGGTGTGAATTCGAACTGCAGAGTAGACGCATTCGAACCCAATCCTATATCGTATAAAGCCCTGATACCCCATATAGCAAATGATACGCAAATACGGCTATTTAATATAGCTATTTCAGACTCAGATGGCACTCTACCATTTAGTATAGGGGGTGGTCAATCCCATTCAAGAAGCCCCTCCACCCAACATGTTCCCTGTATGCGCCTCGATGAGTTTATTCAACAACCGGTATCTCTCATTAAGATCGACACAGAAGGACACGACTTGACCATTTTACAGACATTTCATCCCTATATACATAGAATTGAGGCCATTATATTTGAATGTAGTGTATACTGGTATGGATCAACAAAAGAAGAGTGCATTCAGAAAACGTTGGACGAACTAACATTCTTACATAACGAGTATAAGAATATGTATCTTCTTTCACGACGAGGAGAAATACATTTAGATTCGTTGGACACCGACGATCTTCTTCCTTGTATTGAAATGTTATATAGTTCGCATATGCAAGTGGATATCTTAGTCTGCCGTAACGAGTTGGATTTATCAGATCCTATGTAGATGGCATATCAGATTGTTATTCCAACATACGGTAGGCCAGATATCGTGAAAGATAAAACCTTGACCCTCTTACACGAATATAAGATTCCCAAGCAACAGATCACACTCTTTGTGGCAAATAAAGAGGAATATGATCGGTATAAGAAAGAAGTACCCGATACCCTATATGGATCGCTCATTGTTGGAGTTCCCGGGCTTATGCACCAGAGGAATTTTATCATGAATTATTATCCTGTTGGAAAACATCTTGTATCTTTTGATGATGATATCAGCGCCCTTTGGCAACTTCAGGGAGAGAAATTAGTCCCACTTGTCGGGTTAAAGGGTGTGATTCAACGAGGATTCTCCTTATGCAAACGGCTGGGATATCATATGTGGGGAATTTATCCTACAAAAAATGCGGGATGGATGTCTCCTGAGCCGTCGACGAATCTAAAGTTTCTTATTGGTCATATGTATGGAATTATTAATAGGAAGATAGTCTTGCACGCCCCTCTGAAACACGACTATGAACTCACCTTGGAGAATGCAGTGAGAGATGGGGGTGTTGTTAGACTAAATGACGTTGTATCTACAACAAAGATGGGAAAGACTGGGGGGATTGGCAAGACGGTAGAAGAGAGACAGGCTACATATATGAAGGTTATTAACTATTTGGTAAAAAAATATCCCGGCCTGGTTCGCAAGAATCCAAGGCGAGAGGGGGAAATCCTTCTCGCCAGGGAAATTAAATCTGCGTCTGATAATTAGAAATGTTCCACCTGTACATGAGTCTCTTTGTAGCTGCTCTGTTCTTTGTTCTGACCCCTGGTGTTCTGCTGCGCCTGCCTCCTGGTGGATCTAAGCTCATGGTAGCCGCCACCCACGCCGTAGTGTTCGCGCTGGTCTACCACCTGACCAACAAGACCGCGTGGAAGATGCTGTATGGCTATGAGGGCTTCGCTTCTCCTGCTGCCAAGGCCGCTGCTACAGGAAAGTCCCCCGCTTCTGCATAAACTTAAATTGACCGAATAAACTGCCAGCGTAGATCGGTACATATACGCTCCCAGATCTTGTCTTGATTGTATAACTTGTCCCTGTTCTTTAACAGGGGAAAACATTGGAGGTAATCATCCAGTTCCAGAAGTTCACAGAACTTATATAAGACGTAGGAATATGATAAAAAGTTACTACGTGTCTTTGGACAATGCTTAATAAATGAGCTTTGAATTTCCTTAAACATAAACCGCAGCTTCTCCTCAATCTCACGAGACATTACAGGTGCTGTCTTCCCATTTATTCTGTTGAGTATATAAGGTACGTGCTCGTAAAAATTCGTACATTTTAGCTTCTTCAGAATTTCTCTTATCTTTACTTGCTTTATATCTTCCACGTTCACTACCCGTTCCTTCTTTAACTCCTCCAAGATGGCCTGAAAAATATCTTCTGGAATCTCGGTACTCTCCTTTGCCTGGAATTGGGCGAGCCATTCATTAAAATGGTTGATCCGTTTATACGCATAATATGTAACCTCCCGGGGAGGATCTTTATAACTGGGTTTATCACTATCGATCAAGACAAACTCCTGGAAGCCGCACTGGTCACAGAAAAAAAGGGCTTCAACGGTGCTGAATTTCATCTCCACATCGCATCGCTCGCAGAGACCGTGGGGATCTTCTGAGATATTGGGTTGGATCTTCGCATTCTCTGGATTCACCTTTTGCATATATCTCTCGAGCAAAACATCTCTCCCCTCCGGCTGAGCGGTCAATGGGCCAGAGGGCTTCGCAGGCTTTGATTCTTGCAGGGCCGCAAGAACACTCCCGGGCTTCACCTTCACCTGTTTGGAGACTGCAGACACGCCATCTTGTATCTTCTCCTGGAGATCGTAATATTTAAACAGGAGCTCCCCGGCATTAAAAAAGTAGTCGTGTATCGAGGAATTAGTCATAAGATCATCTCTCTTCTTTTTCAAATACTGAAGTCTTTCTTCCTTATGCGTCTTTGCCACCACATCGGTCAACCCGGCGATTTCGAGTTCGAGGGCTGCTATATGTTCTTTAATCGTGTCGACCAGTCCAGCATCGCGGCGCATATCGGCCATTTGCTTCTGATGTAAATTATCAAGTGTAGTTTTTCCCTCTGTCACCGTTCGTTTTCCTAAACTGGATATATCGGATTGGACAGCATCCATATAGTCTGAACAGAGTTAAGGAGTTTAGACCTTCGCTGAATATAACTCTGCAAAGAACCGCTCCTCCCGGCGTGAAAAAGTGAAGAATGCGGGTGGGCTACATAAAGTCCATGAAATACACGCAGGAGCTTTTAGACGATATCCTTCGAGAAGGAGGAGCAAAGGCGGTAGAAGTATATCCTAACTATAATCAACGCCTAAGGGTCACCTTTATCTGTGAATGTGGTCTGGAAACAAGTAAGCGCTTTGAGATGTTACAGGTGCACCGCCTTCCGTATTGCGAGGGGTGTAGTCTGAAGAAGAAGGCTGAACGTGGAAAGAAAACATGTATGGAGAAATACGGGGTTGGAAATGTTGGACAGTCTGAAGAAATAAAGAAAAAGATAAATGATTCTTATCAGGCTAAATATGGAATGCATCCCCTAAAAACAGATGAAGTAAAATCGAAACGAGTGAAGACATGTTTAGAAAAGTACGGTGGACATCCTAATCAGAATAAGGAGGTTCAAATAAAGTCAGAGGCCACCTCGTTCGCATATAAGGAGTATATGATGCCCAGTGGTACTATAGTGAAATACCAAGGATACGAAGATGTAGCTCTGGACGAATTAGTTCAGTTATATGAGGAGGAAGATATTCGGATAGGCAGGACGGATGTTCCATCGGTCAATTACTACATAGATGATAAGAAGCACGTATATTTTCCAGACTTCTTCATACCACACGAGAACAAGATTATCGAGGTAAAGTCCGAATGGACTATAACATTACTACGAGGGAACGTCGAAGAGAAAGCAGCTGCAACGGTAAAGGCTGGATACAAGTATGAAATTTGGGTATACAATGATAAAAAGATAAAAGTCGAAACGAAGGTGTATTAATATACCTCCCGGCATAGATTTATAAAGAGGGTTAAACCCATCCCTCCCGGCTGAGTTTTTTCAGTTTTTTTAGATCTGCCAGATTTATTTTCTAATATGGGTGTATAACAATATGACCGGAGGGGGGTTGATGCAATTGGTGGCTTATGGTGCTCAGGACGTCTATTTAACCGGCAATCCCCAGATTACTTTTTTCAAGCTGGTGTACCGCCGCCACACGAACTTCGCGATGGAGTCCATTGAGAACCCTTTCAACGGCAACCCTCGCTTCGGTAACCAGGTGACCTGCACGATCCAGCGCAACGGCGATCTGATCCACCGCATTTACCTGCAGGCCACCCTGCCTGCCGTGGCCATCCAGACCGCCGACGGTGCTGGTGCTCAGTTCCGCTGGCTCAACTGGGTCGGTCACAACCTCATCGACTGGGTTGAGCTGCAGATTGGCGGCCAGCGCATCGACAAGCACTACGGTGACTGGCT